AACCTAACTAAAGGTACAGCAAGTGGAACTTGTTCTGCTCTTACTTTTGGAAACTTTAACGATCTAATCGTTGGAGAATGGGGAAGTCTGGATATATCTGTTGATCCTTATACTAATGCCGCTAAAGGTGGTACTAGAATAATTGGGTTATATGATGTAGATGTTGCTGTTAGACACGCAGAAAGTTTTGCGGCTATTCAAGACTTAATTGCCTAATATTAATAATTAGGTGGTTTACAAGATTAGGCGAGGCATTGACCTCGCCTTTTCTTTTATATACAAGGAAATTATGAAGATAAAAATATTAAAGCAGACTTTTGTTAAAGGCGAATTTGCTGAAGCTGGTAAAGTTGTGGAAGCGTCTGAAGCAGATGGTAATGTCTTAATTGGTAGTGGTCATGCTATTGCTACTGCTGAAGATATTAAGAAACCTGAAAACAGAGCTGTAAAAAAGAAAAGTATATTTTCACGAAAAAAAAAATAGGAGATACCTATGATGGCACAGTTACAAAACTGGTTTAAACTGGCGAAGGCACACCCTAAAGTTTCGATTGGGATTGCTATTGCAGTTTTAGTCATATTCTTTGCAGTATTCTAATGAAATTATCTTTTATCAAGTATGGTAAAAGAAAGATTAAAGTTAAGTATGAGATACTTAAAGATTGTTTTGGATTATATGATCCAAATTTACATACACTTCATTTAGACAAGAGGTTGAAAGATTTAAGGTTATTTAATACTTTAATGCACGAGATGTTTCATATAATTATGAATATGGAAGATATTGATGTGAATACTAAAGGGGAAGAACCTATTGCTGTTGCAGTAGGTAATGGTTTTGAAAAGATATTCATGGCCAATCCATCTCTAGTAAAAGTATTAACAAAATGTTTAAAAAAAAACAAGTAATATGGCAATAGAATCAGATACAGAACGAGCAATATTCTTTGATACAGATGATTTTGCTAAATCAGCTACATTTGCAGATGTAAGTGCTGGTACGAGTTCAACAGTTAAAGGTATTTTCGATAAAGAATCAGTAGAACAAAGTGTAGGCGAAGCTGGTATTATAGAAGAAGTTCCAGTTTTTACTTGTAAATCAAGTGATGTTTCTGATGCTACTTTCAATGATACTTTTGTTATTGATACAGTTACTTATTATATTAAAGAGATATTTCCTGATGGAACAGGAGTAACAAGATTTACATTATCAGGATAATATGGCTCACGTTAGAAAATCAATTAGAGAACACGTAGTTACAACAGTTACAAGTTTATCTACAACTGGTTCAAATGTTTATGAAACAAGATACTTTCCTTTACAGACTGGGAATCTTCCAGCTTTAATTGTTTATACGTTAGATGAAACAGTTGAAGATTATACATTAGGTCAAAATACTAGAACTCAATTCAGAGCATTAAATTTAATTATCGAAGCACATTGTCGAGGAACAGCTAACATAGATGATACGTTAGATACGATTGCAGAAGAAGTAGAAGAAGCGATGGTTACTGATATTACTCGTGGAGGTAATGCAAAAGATACAAAATTAGTTGCAACTGAAGTGGATTTTGATACTGCCAGTCAAAAGACAGGATTGATGAGGTTGACCTATTTAATTTCTTATAATACTGTTGAGAATGCAGTTCGAGCTGGAGTATAATTATGGCAAGTAATATTATTAATTTAAAATCTCCCAATGGAGAAGCAACTATTTCAGTTTCAAAAGATATGGAAGAATATTATTTAAAAATGGGGTACACAAAAGTTACCGATACTGTTAAAAAACCTATGTTTAGCAATAAAGCTAAATTTTTTAAAAAGGAAAATAAATAATGGCAACACATACAGGAAGTTCAGGTGTAGTAAAAGTAGGAACTAATACTGTTGCTGAAGTGAGAAGTTTCACTTTAGATACAACAGCAGAGTTACTAGAAGATACTGCATTAACTGATACTTCAAAATCTTTCCAAGTTGGCAAAAAAGGTGCAACTGCATCTGTCGAGTGTTTCTGGGACGAAACAGACACTAACGGACAGATAGCAATAGCGGAAGGTAGTCAAGTTACTCTATATTTATATCCAGAGGGTGCAGATTCAGGAGATTATTATTTTGGCGGTACGTGGTTAATTACTGCTAATTCTGTTTCAACACCAACTGATGGTATGATTGAAGGAACTTTTTCAGCTACTTTAACTGGTGCGTTAACTAGGGGAACTGTTTAATTAATTTGACTATTTAGCTGAATTTGAGTATTCATTTTTTATGAGTGATATTCTCGAAAAAGCCAAAGAACATTTCAAAGAAATAGACAGGAAGATTATTGATGTTCCTGAATGGGGAATTACTGTCTATGCTAAACCTTTAACTTTAGCCGATAAAAGAATCTTAACTAGAAATACCAAACCTGATGACGTTACTTTATTTGCTGACGTTTTAATTCTTAAAGCTGAAGACAAAGAGGGAAAAAAACTTTATTCATTAGAAGAGAAACAAACTTTAATGAGGTCAGTTGATCCTGAAGTAGTGGCCAGAGTGGCTCAAGACATATTGTCTGTTGTGCCAGTTGAAGACTGGCTAAAAAAAAATCAGGACTGACCCCGATCTTTTAAATATCCTACATCTTGCCAAAGACCTCAACTTGAAACTATCTGACATTATGGATATGAGTGTGAATGAGTTTAACTTATGGTGTGCTTTTTACGATAAGTTAAATCGTGATAGTAAGTTAAAAAAATAATGGCAAGAAACAGATTACAATTCGATATAAACGCAAAAGATTAAACTAAACGAGCATTTAGTTCACTTAAACGTGGATTAAAAGGCGTTAGTAAAGCTATCTTTAATATGAAGACTGGTTTGGCTGCGGTTGCTGGTGTAGCTGGTCTTGGTTTAATAATTAGAAATTCATTAATCAGTATTGATAAAATCGGAAAACTCTCTCGACAAATTTTCATAGGAACAGAAGAATTATCTGCATTTAGATTAGCCGCTAGTTTAGGTGGAACATCTTTAGAAGCATTTGCTAAAGGTGCAAGAACAATGGCAGTTGGTGTTAACGACTGGCTTGTTAAAGGAACTGGTATTGCCCAAGACGCATTTATTCAATTAGGAATCACTCAAGAAGATTTAAGAGCAACGAATGGAGATTTAATGTCTCAATTTGAATTAGTTGCTGATGCTTTATTAAATTTGGAAAATCAGGGAGATAGAACTGCTATCGCTTACAAACTATTTGGTGGAAGAAATATTGAACTCTTAACTGCTATTGAGAATGGAACAATGGGAATGGCAGAGATGAGAGTTGAAGCTGAACGTCTAGGATTAGTAATGGATAGTCGGTTAATCTCTGTCGTTGAACAAGCAAACGATTCAATGTCAAGAACTAAACTAGCTTTGGTTGGTTTAACTCATCAATTCTCTGCGGCACT